TAGCATCTTCTCACAGCTTCACGGCATACAAGACAACAAATGAAGGGATAGCCTTCGACAACGGAAGTGAAATCGTTTATATTGACTTGACGTATTATCCGGTGAAAGATCCGATGTATGAACGATTGGGGTCTAAGGAATATACAGGAGGATGGATAGAGGAAGCTGGTGAAGTGCACTACCTTGCCTTCGAAGTCTTGAAAACCCGTATCGGCCGCCACATGAACGATGTATATCATGTACCCGGAAAGATACTTATCACCTGCAACCCGAAGAAAAACTGGCTATACCGTGAATTCTACAAGCTCTGGAAAGAAGACAAATTACAAGCTCCTTATGCATTTATCCAGGCTTTGGTGCAGGATAATCCTTGGGCAACAGAAGACTACATCGAAAGTCTTCGAAACACAAAAGACCGGGTAACAAAGGAACGCCTATATTTCGGCAATTGGGAGTATGATAATGACCCGACTACCCTGTGTAACTACGACGCTATCTGTGACTTGTTCACGAATGAGTTCATTGCTCCTGCAGGTGAATCTACCGGTTCTGCAGACCTTGCAATGAAGGGACGAGACAGATTTATCGCCGGTCATTGGAAAGGGAATGTGTGTTTTATCAAACTGGATCAGGAATACAGTACTGGAAAATCCATTGAAACAGACCTGAAGCGGATGATGATAGAATGCTCAATTCCTCGTAGTAAGATGATTGCGGACTCTGACGGATTGGGGAACTATCTTGAAAGCTATCTGAACGGTATCAAGGAGTTTCATGGAGGAGCACGACCTATTAATCCTGAATTTGACAATTTGAAATCAGAGTGTGCCTTCAAACTGGCTGATATGATTAACAATCGATTGCTTCGTATTGTATGCACGGAAGCACAGCGAGAACGGATCATTGAAGAATTGTCAGTTCTCAAACAAGCACATATTGATGCAGACACACGGAAGAAAGGAATAATCAGCAAAGAAAAAATGAAAGAAATATTAGGTCATTCCACAGATTACCTTGATATGCTGATAATGGCAATGATATTCCGTATCAAACCAACACCAAAACGACCAAAAGCAAAAATAGGAAAGATATGACAGTAAAAGAATTTTTGACAATAAGCAGCATTGCCACCGAACCCGAGGTCATTAGAACCAAGTTGGATGAACTGAGAAAACCTTATCAACTAGGGCAGTATAAGACACCAGATACCCTAAACGACATAAATATGGGAGAACTGATGCAACTGCAATCCATCGAAACAGAACACGATATATTGTTCGTTCCCTGTACTGTACTGATGGGGCTGAGTAAACGTTATATATCCCAACTTCCAGCTAGCGATGTACTGGGATTCGTACAATGGGTGGCCAAAGAAGTTGAACGAATAAATAAACTATTCGCGTCGACTAATGTACCACCCACACCCGAAGAGAAGCAAGCAGGATCCGAATTGCTAAATTTTGGACCTTTCGGCATGATTGATTACTATGCGCAGCGCATGGGTATCACTGATCATGCAGAAGTAGACAGCGTGCCATGGGTCAGAGTATATAAATGTCTTGACATGGACGCCAAAAGAGTAAGATTCGAACGTAGATTAAGAAACATATTAAGTAAGAAGAAATGACGGTAGAGCAAAAAATTAAAAAGATAGTAGACTCCATGGAGGGTGTAAGTTACCTTTTTGACAACTGGCAAACAGCCAATATAAGACTGGACAAGATTAAATTTCCGGCAGTGCTTAATCTCCTTCCTGTAAGCGGAACTTTTAATCTAGGCAGACAGCAGTTAAGAGACTGCCCTAACTGTATGATGGCATTCATGGATAAAACCAAGTTCGATTTTGATGGCACAGAAAATGATGCAGTGATAGAAGGATGCAAGAATAAAGCCAAAGAATTCATATTGCTATTGAACAGGAGTGGGATGTTCAAAGAAATATCAGGAGATATCCCTTATTCTGTTTTCTATGACAAGCTGGATGTTAATGTAACCGGAATAGTTATCCAACTTAAGTTAGAAGAGATAATGGGTACTGTTATTTGCAACAAGAGCGTGAAAGAGATTGTATATGGCAGCAGAAACTAAAGCCGGAACCCTAAGAATAATAGGTGAAGAGCTGGAAGCGTTACGCAAGCGAATTATAGCCAACCATGAAGCAGCCGGACAAGTAGCCAGTGGAAGGACAAAGGGCAGTCTGAAAGTAGAAATGTCGGAGGACGGAGGCGTTTTGTGGGGCAGGCAGGCATTCGCGGTACTAGAAACCGGACGTGGGCCAGGGAAAGTTCCGAAAGGATTTTACAAGATTATCCGCCAATGGGTGGAAGATAAGGGTATACAAGTAAAGAAGCCCGATTCCTTCGCCTACCTTGTCGCTAGAAAGATAGCCAAGGAAGGAACGGAACTATACCGAAACAGAAAACATGAGGAAATCTATTCCCGTGATCTAGAAAATACCGTGGACAATATAGCTAGCAGGGTATCGGCTATATATGAAACAGAAGTTGAACATATAAATCTGAATTTCGACAATGAGAACACATACGATAGATAATACAACAATTGAATATCCTGACCAAATAGGATTCTGCTTTAATCCTGTGATAATAAATATCCTTGGCGGAAACTATCAATCTGTTACTGCAACGGTAACGGACACCACCACAGCCACATCAGACAGAGAGAACAGAGCGACGTTCGGTGGTTCCTGCTTCTTTGACCTATCATTCTATACGCAGAGCTATTTTGACGAATACAGAGAAGTCGATTACAAGTCAACTCACGCCGAAGATAGTAAGTTAGGACGTCTGTTTAGCATAGAGCTTGATATGTATAACGAATCAGGAACACTTGAAAACAGCTTCCAGTTCAACGTATTCATATTGTGGGGAGCCAGTAAGGTTGGAGAGCAGTATAATGGAAGCCGAGTGCTGACATGGTTCAAAAACTACCCATTCTCTGTAGGCTTATACTCTGCAACATCAGGGAATGTAAAAGTAACTATAGATGGTTCCGAAAGCTCCCCTATCGCATTATCAGGACAAAATGCATGGAATATCATTCTTGCTGGAATAGATGCTTCAGACAGGGTGGAATTTTATCTACCTGGAAGTAATACGGCAGCATCTGTTTTTGACCACACCTTTGATTTCACCTTCCGAGGGCTGCTCAATATGGCCACAAAGATCACTTGTAAGGTTGACAATTCAGACTGTGGAATATACTTGAGATGGATCAACCGCCATGGAATGTGGTGTTACTGGCTATTCATGCAAGGAAACGAGACTTCGCAGGTATCCAATGACGGAGAGTTCATCAGAAACAATATGCAGGATTACAGTTACAAGAACGGATACCATGGAGGTAGCGGACGAAAGCAAAGGAAAATGGAAGAAACGACACTTCCCGTATGCGCTCCATTAATAGACAGCATAACTTATGACTTCCTTTACCAAATGGCCACATCTCCTGTTGTTGATATGTTCATGGGCTATGATGATAACGGTAACGCCAGATGGATGGCCGTAAATGTGTCTGTGGGAAATTTCGTCAAACAGCGGGTATCACTGCAAGACTTTGAAGCGAACATTATATTACCTGAAACTAACGTGCAGAGCTTATGAGAAATGAATTATTATATGTCGGTGCCAACAACAAATTAGTAGATATGGACGACAGCACCAATATCACATTAAAATACAAGAATAATATATTCACCGATATAGGCAAAATTGTAAGTAACACAAGCTACACTATTAAACTTCCAAACACAGTGAGGAATCAGTCTGCATTTCTTCACGCAGACCTGCCATCCTGCCAATATTCCGTTGCTTCATTTTACCTTGACGCTAGATACATAAGAAACGGAGTAGAAATTATCAAAGGGGCAAAAATATACTTGATAGGCACGTCTGATGTGTTTGAAACCGCATTAATATGGGGAAACGCAACACAATTTTCAAGTATTGCCAATGAAGAAAAAAAACTGCAAGATTTAAAAGAACGTTGGCATTATGAAAGCCAAGGGAATGATCCATTTCCTGATTATTACATCGAATGGAATAGCGGAAAGAACGTAAGCCAATATGATAGTCATGGAGATTTCTTTTTCCCAAAAGTAAATTACAATATACGTTCAGCCGATAAAGACTTACCCTATCATCCGGCAGTTAAAGCAACATGGATTTTAGAACATATATCACTTGATAATGATGTGATATTCATTTTTCCAAGTGAACAGCAAGCAGTCTTGAACAAGCTGTTTATCCCATTGCTGACAAGAAATGACGGGTTGGAATTCTCTCAAAAGAATGAACTGTGGTTGAATGCAAAATATTACCTTAACCAAGGAACCGGGCCTATTGAACTTTACTTCGAAAACAAAGAATATTCATCATATTATGGAACGGTAAATAAAAGCTCGCTAAGCGAAGGCACATTCATTAGTGGAATAAAGACAAAAGGAAACTCCATAAAGCTCAATGCTTCAGGCAAAGTATCAATACATACTTTAACTTCTTTCTATCCCAGCAATGCAGCCATGATAGCTTATTATATTGAGAACGGAGAGAACAATGAAATATTCAACATAGGATATACGGATATAATAAGCAATGGAGGAAACTCTTACAATATTACGTTTGAGTTCGAAGGTGTAGAGTCTGACTCAGTAAACAAAGGTACAGATATCCGGTTTGGATTCACAAATATCGGATTTATTGCAGACGTATCAAACGGTGTAGATGGAATCATAAATCTAAGAATGGAAAACAGCCTTGTATCGCCCAAGCAACCAGACGAAAGTATTCTTAACGGGAATGGTCATTACCCCATTATACCAAATTTGCCAGATATGACACAGCTTGATTTTATTAAAGCAATATCTACCATGCTAGGCGTATTTGCATATCCTATTGAAGGCACGAACATTATAAGATTTATGTCTGTCGATGATATCATAAAGAAAAAAGAACAAGCGTACAATTGGACTAGACGGGTAATAGCATCGTATATGGCCAACAAGCCTAAAGAAATGAAATTCACTATCGATGGCTTTGCACAAAGAAATATACTTAAATACAAAGACGATGATACGGTAAAAGGCAACTACAGTGGAGAAATTACTTGCTTGATCAGCTCATTAGAGAAGTCTAGAGAAATGGCAGAGTTGAAATTTGCAGGATGCGACATGAGAGGAATTACAGCATTCATACGATTGTACAAATATGACGGAGAGGGAAAGGCTGAACTGCAAAAAGTTCAACCAAGAATACTTCTCGAGGAAAACAATGGAGGTCTATCAAATGGAACCTTCACACAATTGTCGTTCACGGATATCATAAAAAGATTCTACACAAGCTTTCAAAATGCAGTGTATACTCCCAAAATCATTAAAGAAAAAATAGAAATAACAGAAAAAGACTTGAGAGACTTAGATATGACTACTCCAGCATATCTGGCCCAATATGGAAAATATTATGCAATTCTATCCGTTACAGCAGAAAATACAGGAATAGCAAATGTCGAATTATTACAATTAGACATCTAAAATTATGGCAGACAAAGTAGAAAAGATACTTGATATCAAAGTGAATTATAATGAGGCTATCAAAG